ATGTCTGTTCAGAACATGGATTAGATCCACCGGCTCGCATATCTTTATAGGTCGGAGGCTCTTTCATTCGAGAATACTCACGCATATTCTGCAACCAAATAATTCCTGGTTCTCCATTTTTTGCCATAAGTTTAGCGACTTTGGAATAATCCATTCCAACTTCACCGTAAATACTGTTATTGGAGGCCCACCGTCTATCCATCAATGCTTCTTTATCTTGTTTTAGATTTATAAATTCATCATCTTCCGAGTTTCCGAACATGATTTCAGCAGTTCTTCGGACGTTTCCAGCAACAACGCATTTGCCAATATAATTAAAAATATCCACAATCTTAGAGGAACTTATCTTATATGGCTCATCTGTTGATAATACAGATTGAATGTTTTTTACCAATTCAATTAATGGTTTTGGCCCACTAGCTACGCCACCAAATCCCTTTATTTGCTCACCTTCGGGCCTGACTAATGAATAATCTATCTCTGTAGGAAAGAAACCTTTCCCTACATACGAATTCAGAATGGTTTTAATTAAAGAAACCCATCCCTCTCTAGAGTCCTCTACGACGAAGGGCTTATCTGTATACTTTGGCTTAACGATAGTTATTTTGTTAGCCCCCTTACAGTCTCCACCTACACCTACACCAAGCATAGACATGTCCATAAGGAAAGTAAATGGTGCAGCAAAATCAACATCAATCTCTTCTGTGCTTACAAAAGCACAGTTGTTTAGTGATGCTGATCCCTTCTGATACACCATGTCAGTTCCCATTGCCCATAGACCTCTACCCGGAGGTAAGAACTTAAAGGCCCACATTCTTCTGAACATTTCTTGTGCAGATAGTTGTGATTTCTTTTCGTCCCAAGGAAGTATAAGGGTTCTACAATGTATCTTCTGTATATTGTAGACCCCTTCAACTACCCTCTTTAAGGTTTCCCAAAATTCTTCAGTTTTATTATCTTCTTTAATTCTAGCATAAGTTCTTTTATAAGTGATGTAGCCTATTTGCCCCCAATTTGGGTGCCTCCCCTCGAACTCTGATAGAAATACTTGGTTTAGTGAAAAAACTCGAACCTTTCTTTCTTCGGTTCTTCTTGGGAAGATCATGTTTACCTCGATACAATTATGAGTATAACTTATTCTTTACCTCACTTTTTTCAAAGAAAGATTTTAACAGTATAGAAATAATATAAATCTATATATTAGATCTATACTGTATTTATTGTTGTTAAATCAACAAGAAATATCTTGATAGGAGAGAGGTAGCTGAAAAATTTTCTTCGTTATGTCGGCCATTTTACCAGACAAAGAATCATATTCTTCTTCTTCACAAAGGTCTACAATTTTAGAAAAACTTCTTGTTCCATTCTCTTGGTTTTCTTCTAATGTACTCATAAATAAAACATCAGAACTGTTTCTGAAAGAACACTGACATAAAGCTACATCATGCGCTTTAAGGTACGGACAGCCTTCCATCGTTCCAACAGTTTTCATATAGTGCATTACTTTTGCAGCAGTGCTTTCGTTTTCTTCTGACAGTTTCATCATTCTTGCTTCGTTGATAATTAATACTCCATTTACTATAGAATTTGTGTCATTCATATAAGCTTCTGAACTCTCAACCATTAGATTTCCCCACTCTTCTTTTTCAACATTCATAATCCTCAGTGCTAGTTGATTAATATTTGAAAACATTCCTAGAGTTGGAAGAATAGGTTTATTGTGTTGACTTGAAAACTCTAGTATCGTTTTGAATAATGATTTGATTTGTTCTTTTGTTTCTGGTAAATCTTCTTTTGTTGTCACATACAGCATATTTAACGCTTCCTTTTGTTGGGATTGTAATACAATTTATCCTATTTTTGCTGTTTTAACACAACTATTTAGAAACAAAATTATTGCAACAATACTGAAAAAGATAAAATAATTGCTGAAACCCCGAACAAAAACACTCCGCATCCAACTCCTAATTTATATATCATTTCACTAGCTTCTACGGCTTTCTGTATTTTTATATATTCTTCATTGTATTTCATTTGTTTTTCCGTGATATTTTTTTCATTTTTTCACTACTAAATCTACTAGGCTGCTTTCTTAATTTTCTCTTAATTTTTTTAGGTTTTAATGATCTATCCACAGAAGGAAGAATATAAGTTATTTTTTGTGACCATCCCCAAGAGGTTCTTTCATAATTCCACGCCTCTCTAAAATCATGTGTTTGAAATTTAAAGTGAGCTAATACATATTTACAACCCTTTCGATTTAAGGATAGGCACTGTCTCATCCATGATCGACAAGCAGAAACATATATTTTTCCACCACTTTTTGACCACAATTTCCCATCATATAAGTCTTCCCAATTAAGTCCATAATGATATAAAATTCTAGTCCTATTCGGATCTGGTCGCACATAGTCTTTTTTTCCCCGTCCTTCTTTATGTTTTTGAAAGATATGAAATTTGCCTTGATACCAAAGTCGTAAGATACCAAATCTTGCGTGGCTAGCCCATGTACTTGAATCTGCACTATAGGGGTTGTACAAATTTGCTTCTCGAACCCCTACTCCAAGCAGGTGAACATTGGCATTTTCTACCCTATACACAACTCTCATTATATTTCTTATGTAATCTTGTTCAGCTTTTGCTCCTAAATTCTGAGAGATACCACCAATTGCAACTAATGGATAAAAATTTAATAGTTTTATTAAATCATTGGCTTCTGCTTTCCCTCGTTGAAAAATAGGAACAGGAGAAAGCTTTTTTCTCTTCATTTCTTGAAACCATCTTTGGCTAGTTTCTTTGTCTCCAACCCTATCAAGAGCTAAATAATTCCAAAATCTGTCTCCGTATTGAGTAAGAAAATGAATATAATCATCAAGTGTTACGTGAGTTTTACCTGTAACAAAATTTGTAAATCCTCCACTATCCAGCATAGTATTCCATTCTGGATGCAGTACATCTAAACTCTCTTCTCTTTTTACTAGGGCAAAAGAAACAAGATTCGTGAACTTATGCCCCATAATTTATAGGCGGCAAAAGAACTCCACTGGCCAATGACCTGTCTCCTAGTTCTGTTATTGGAACAATACTAATTCCACCTCTTTTATTAAAGTCACCTATTACTCTTAGAAATTTAGGCTTCATACAATCAAATAAATCTTTTGCTATTCTGGCTATTCCTACTTCATGGAAATGACCGTAATTTCTAAAACTAAATAAATATATTTTAAGGGACTTACTTTCTACTAAAAACTTATCTGGGATAAATTGAATAATAATAGTAGCAAAATCAGGTTGTCCTGTCTTCGGACAACAACAAGTATATTCTGGACAATGTAGAATAACTGTTGTGGAATCACCCCCACTCCAAGGAATTCGTTCTAACGTTTCTGGACTTGGATGGTCGGGATACTTTGTTTTAGCGTTACCTAAAAGATTTAAATGCGATGACTCCCCATGTGAATCGGAATCATTCATTTTATTTAACCTTGAAGTTATGAGGAATATTGTTGCTTTTTAGGGCCTCTGCAATGTGCATTGTAGCATTTTGAGCCATTGTAACGGGAACCGTAACCGAAATAATAGTTTGACCATCATCTCCAATTATTATATTTTCTGAGTCTGGTCTATTTACGTTACCATCAGCATCAATAGCATCGTCATAAAATGGATCTTCCCATTCACCTAAAAGTTGATTTAACTCTTGTTCTGTAAACCCAAGAGAATCTATATCAAAATCGTTAGATTTTAAATCTTCTAATACTTCAGCTAAAAGACCATCATCCCATGCAGATATTTCACCTAATCGATTATCTGCTACTGCAAGAGCATCAGCTTCCTCCTTAGAAAGATCCAGTAATCGAACAGGAACCATATCTAAGTTTAATAACTTTGCTGCTTTTAATCGTGTGTGACCACTAATTACTCTCTTATTATCTTTCCTTGCCACAATCGGTGAAGCAAATCCAAATTGAGAAATACTTTGAGCAACAATCTCTACTGCTCCATCATTAAATCTAGGATTTTTATCCCATTCTAATAAATCATATGGATTTATATAAATTGCTGCTGCATTTTCTTTTGTCATTTTTACTCCTTTAATATTTTAATTTAATAGAAACCAAATCAAATACGAAAAAACAACTAAACTATCGAATAGAATTAACAAAATAATAATTTTTAAATAATAAGAATAATCTATTGACTCAAGGTCTATATTTTTTGGTTTAAGAAATAAGATTAATTGAGGAACCCCTGCATCTTCAACAGGAATATAAGAAAAAACCTCCCAGCCTTCTTTTAAGAGGGCCTTTAAAGCCGGGTCGTTGAAGGATTCAGTATTAAGAAGATTTATTCTTATTGAAGTTATCTGATATTCTTTATTAATGCTTTTCATTGCTTTTATGTCTACTTTTCTATTTGCATCTACTTTATTGTTGTTCGGTTTTTCTGGCCTATTTCTCGTTTATTTGTTTATCCTGGGCTTGGATTTTGATGCTCTCTTTGTACGCTTAAAGCATGTTGTAGAGCCTTCGTCCACCCGCCTATATATGGAACAGGATCAGGGCGACCAAGAGCGTAGAACGCTAATATGCGCTCTATATCGGAGCCTGTTTTTCCACTAGAATTTCCATCTTGATCTGGACTATAGCTTGTACATGTATTACTCAAAATTATATCGAAATCAAGATTCAAATGATTACAATTTTCTTCTGCATCTTTAAGAATACTTAGTTTATTTCCATTTATATATGGAAGATATGGTTCTACTTTATCTCCATCCCAATTACCCATTGTAAAAGCCTCAAATAATTTTTCATAAAATTCTGGGCGACAGTCAGGGTAAATAGCATGATCTCCAGAATGTACTCCTAAAGCTAATTTCACAATTGAAGATTTTTCAATAGCCAAAGAAAGAGCATATCCATACGTCAATGAAGAAAAAATAGCATTTCTATTTGGAACTACGGTTTTTTTCATCGACTCTTCTTCGTAATGTCCTTCTGGAACCTCTTCTTTATCAGAAGTTAATGCACTATTAAAAGTTTTCATAATTGATGAAATATCAATTGTTTGGTGAGAAATAGAAATGTTTTTGCATCTTAAATAGTTAATGTTTGATTGAAGTCTTTTTAGTTCTAAGGAATGTTTTTGACCATAGAAAAATGAAATTGCATGAACTTCGTATCCCTCACGAATAAGACGAATAAACAGAGAGGTGCTATCCATCCCTCCGCTTGCTGAAATAACTGCTACTTTTTTCATTTAACCCCTCCCAGTGCCTTTTATGTGTTCTGGTATTGTTCCGTCATGTAAGTCATTACTTAATTTTTCAAACCCAAGAAGGTAAAGCAATTCTCCTATTGGATGAGCAAACAAATTATGAAACGTCCAGTTTTTGTATATTTTTTCCATTTTTATTCTTTTATTAATTGCATCAATTCTATTCTAGCAGTTGCATCATCCATAAAGACACCTAGCATACAAGAGGTAATCATATCACTTTCATGTTTATGAATTCCTCTGGTCCCAATACACATATGCTTTGCTTTTATGATTACTGCTACTCCTTGCGGATCTAAAACATCTTTGATTGTTTCCGCAATTTGACGAGTCATTACTTCTTGTATTTGGTATCTCTTGGAATACGCATCTACGACTCTAGCCAGTTTTGATATGCCTACTACTTTTTTATTTGGAATATAGGCAACAGTTGCCGTTCCAATAATCGGGCATAAATGGTGTTCACAATGGCTTTCTAGTCTGATGTTTCTAAGTATAACTATTTCATTATACCCTTCTACTTCTTCAAACGTAGTTGATAGCAATTCATAAGGATTTAGTTTATAGCCACCAAACCATTCATCAAGAGCTTTTACAAATCTCTTTGGAGTATCTAGTAAACCCTCTCGATTAGGGTTTTCACCAACATATTCTAAGATGGTTCTAATAGCGTCTTCAGCTTGTTTTTTTGTTCTTTTCATTTAAGGAAGTCCGACCAATTTATGTGTCTGGATAGAGATAGCGTATCCATGTTCTTTTGCTAATTCCAGTGTTTCAATCAAATTTTTACTGTTTTCCTGTTTATTTTGACTATCCATTGGCTGAAGATAGTAATGATTGAATCTTGTGGTTTCTTTAATAAATGTAAGTAATTTTGAAAAAGGACTAGGAATAATTATCTTTAAATCATTCCCATAAAACACATTTAAATGCTTTAATCCTTCTGGCATATAACTAGAAATGTTCTGTTCTGGACTTTCTTTAATATTCTTCGTATCAATAATTCTTTCGTAATTCATGTTGCTCAATAATGCTTTTGGACTAACTGTAATATGTCCTTTATGATGGATGTATAAAGCCTGTAATACATTGCAATCATCTACTGAGATCGTTCCATTCGTTTCAACAGAAACAGTCCACCCATCTTTAAGTAGTTTTGCCACAACCTTGCTTGCTTCTTCTTTTTTTAATTGAAGACATGGTTCTCCACCCGTAAATACAACCATTCTAGATTCTGGATGCCACTCCTTAGTAAGAAATATAAGCCTTTTGTATAAATCATCGGCACTCAATTTATCGCCTGTCACGAAGTCAGTGTCACACCATAGGGAACACTCACCCTTTCCTTTGCCTCTATCTTTCTCTCTTCCTGACCATAAATTGCAGCCTGTAAATCTTACAAAAATAGCTGGTCTCCCAGACTTAGACCCCTCTCCTTGTATAGTAGAAAAGATTTCTTTTACTGAAAACATTATTTAATCCTCATTCGTCTTTGTATTCCTTTTGAATAAGGAACAACATCTTTATCTATTTGAGCAACCCTGTGTTTTCCTTTTGCATCAAGAACAATAAATCTTGAAGTATGATGCGATTCTTTTTTACATCTTTCTACAGTTTTAGTTATTGCTTTATCCCACAACGCTGTTGGAACTTCTTTGTAAATTTCGTTTTCTTTTAAAATAATATAAGTTTGTTCTTTTGTAATGTTGGTAGCAAAGAACCTCATTTCTTTTTTTATCTTCCATGTAGCCATTAATTTGTTCCCCTACGTCTATTATTTGATTTTTTTGATTTTGGAATATTACATATTACAGTTTTACCAGCCTTTCCTGATGGGGTTGAAGCCCAATCATCAGCATAAATACATGACAGTGGATCAAAAACAAGAGTACAGTGACTTCCTGATTGTCCAAATTCGGAACGAACTTTATCAAACCAAACTGTGGTCGTTGGAAAAATACTGTCTTGGCTTACATCATTTCGTTCAACAATGATCCCAACATGGGCATCTTGACGAATAGCAGAAGCACCTTTTAAGTCTGATATTTTTACCCTTCGCTGTTGAGCCGTAGCCATATTATTGGGGTGGCATACCAACATAATAGTAATATCATCTTGAATAGCGATAGTTGAAAGCTCTCTAACAACATGCTCTATACTCTGTCGTTCATCTCTGGTTGCTGTGGTTTTAATTAAGAAACCTAAGTGATCTATTAAAGCTATTTTTATGTCATATCGCCTAACCGCAAACCTAATGGCATCAATAACTTTTTCTGTTTCTAATTCTCCATAATGATCAAGTATATGAATAGGCATTTTTCCTAATGATTCTATTCCTTGTTTTCGTTCTTCTGCTGTATTTTTCGTAAAATCACCACCAAGTTGACAACGCAATAACTTCTGAACTGTTCCAATAGGTCTTTGTTCAAAAGAAGTAACCATTACAGGAACGTGTCTAAGTGCCTGTTCCCACAGCAACCATGTTAAAAATGTTGTCTTTCCGTGTCCAGTATCTCCCGATACAACCCATAGACCCGCACGTATACCTCCAACAAGAGGGTCTAATTTACTACTACCTGTAGGAAGACCCCTTAATGATTGTGGGTTTAAAACCAATTGTTCTATTTCTTGGGAATAGTCATTACATTTTTTTAATGAACTTGAAATATATGGAGTGATATTAGTAGCAATAACCTCTCCTATATACTCTTTATCTTTACCGTCTATTAAACAATCAGATACATCATTTTCATCTGAACGCACTCGAAAACATCTGAATTTTCCAAGTCTGTGGCTGAGTTTATTTGCACCATTGTTTCCAGCTTCATCGTTGTCGTACCAAAGAAAGAATCCTTGATATGGTTCAAGAATATTTAACCATTCATCCTTCCAATTTGCAGATGCGCCAGTTGTTCCACTAACAACATTGTTGTTATATCCATACGCCTCCATTGCAAGTACATCTAATTCACCTTCTACAATTATTATAAACTCCTTTCTATTGTGAGTAAGGCGATGACTACCATACAAAGGCATTGGTCTACCAGAGCAAACCCTAAATGTCTTCTTATTTGGTGGAACAGATCTAAATCGAAGATTGACAACTTCTCCTGTTTCGTTTTTTAATGGAATAACTAACCATTTATTTCCATTGCTTTCCATGCAGCCTAATTCTGCATTTTTGATAACTTTTTCTGATAATTTTCTTCTTTTTACTAAATAATCAAATACTTCAGATCCATCTTCACTCCACAACAATGAAGTATGTTGTTTCCAAATATCTTCTTCCCACCTAAAGTCAGAAGTCCTATCAACAGGAACAGGTTTACTAGGTAAATTAACAAGTTTAGATATTTTTTGAATTTTCGTTTCATTGAAGGTTTCATCTTCATACCCATTATCAATTAACCAATTTATGATTAAAGATTGATCTTCCTTTTCTGCATTATTATATTTCTTTCCTATTTTACTAAAACAGAGAAGATCAATCATGTTTCCGCTAATTTTACATTGATGACAATGCCAGCCACGATAGTTTTCCGTTACCCCTAATGGTAATCTTTTGTCGTTTTGACTTCTTTTGCTTGCACCACAAGCTGGACAAGGACCATATGACCTCATCCTTCCAGATTGTAACTTTAAGGATTTTGATAGAATTGAAATAGTATTATTATTAAAGTTATCAAAAGCACTCATATCTCACCATCAGTAATAATGAACGGCATAAAAAGATCATGCTTTTCTTCTGGTTCTACTCTGTTATCAAAGTATTTTTCAGCCCTTTTAATTTTATCGAACAATTTTTGATTAAATATATTTTCTATCGTAGTGTACTTATTGTTTCTCATCCATACTGAATAATCATCATCACTGAGTAAAAAATCAAGCACCAATAAAACTTGATCAATACCATGATCTCTGATTGAGATTGCAAATTTGAATTCTCTTCGTGAAGTTAATTTTGGTAGTCTTTTAGATCCAGACTTCATTCTTAATTGTGACCACTTTTTGAAAACAAGTAATATGTTTGAACATGATGCAACCCTCTCAACCTTGGATAGAGAGTTATTACCTTCCATTTGTTTTTCCTTTATTGCTATGTGCTAGTTTTAATAAGCCACAAAGCAATGCCAGCAGCATCAGTTATATGATCGTGCTGACCTAATTTATTTATGTGATGTTTAAGTGATGGTAAAAGTTTTGGTATCTCAGCTAAAGAGATTCTTTTTACTGCTTCTCTTTTTGTTCTACCACCTATAGAAAGAACAACGGACCTCCAGATATTAGCTTTTACATATATAGCTGGAAATCCTGATTTTACTTCCAATGGTGCCGCGATAGACGCACCTATTCTTGCAAGAAAAATAGCTGTTCTTACATTCCGACTCATATAGCAATCTTCTACAGCAATAGCGTTACAGGATAAAAGAAACGGCATGTTAGAAATAAGATTGCCTATATGTGCTGGGGTTCTAACAAGCATTGTTTTTACTTCATTTTCATAAGATATAGATACCTTAAAAAGCTTTCTCTTCTTTCTTACACATTTCTTCCATAAAGCAACAGCAACAACATCGTCATCATGTAGTATTACTGCCGCACCTGCACTTGCTGGATCAATACCAACAATAACTCTTTTATCAGAAAGGGATGTCTTCATCAATTCCACTGTCGGTAGTGCTATTGCTATTTACGAATACAGTACCATTTTCCTTTCTCTTTTTATTTATTTTAGGAAAGTAAGTTTCTGCATTTGAGATAAGTTCATCCATTTCTTCACTAACTGCAATTTCTCCATCTTCAATCATATCATGTGGTCTATAAAAAGAATCGATTTGACGGTTTTCATAACCGTTACTCTTTTTTATACTTACCACCCCATGAAAAGCAACTCCATTTGCTATGATTTTTTCAATGTCTTCTCTATCAGAAGAATCAAATGTATCGCTATGACCCATAGATATAGACCAATTTGCAACCTTCCATGACGCTGCTGGTGTTAGCCAAAAAGACTCACGATGAATTGCTCCTTCTTCTCCTTTATTTTCAAGGTCTTTAATAACAACAGAAGTAATTTCAAGAATTACTTTATCTCTTGGTTTGACATAAGAAACCCCTATAGGGGCAAATATTTTATTACCTGCTGTTAGTTTTACAGTTACCCCGCTTGTTGTTTTTTGATTTGCTTGTTGTTGTGGATCTATTTTCATTTTTACTCCTAAGTGTTATTTTGAATTTCGGTGTTTTTTCTAGTCCTTCTCTTTCTACGAACTTTTTTAGGTTGCTGCTCTGCTACAACAGCTAGTTTCTCATCTTTTTCCCCATTATCTTTCTGGACAACAGAGTGATCTGGTTCTTTTTCTTCAATTTTAACGTTTGAAATAATAGAGTTAATTATTTCAGTCATATTTGGATCAATAATCTTACCATCAATAGGATGACAAGGTTTAACCATCATTCTTCTAGGCCCATGAAAATGTAAGGTTCGTTGTGTCTTTCCATCAGCTTCCTCAGAAACCAAAGCAGCAACAGCCGAGAAGTATTGCATTACCTCATTTCCTGTTTTGCGCCCCTCAAAAGAAGGTCCAATAGTAACAATTCCACCTTCTTCATTGGTGCTTTCAGAACGTAATGCAGTGCATACTATATGAAAAGGAAGGTCACGAATTGTGCGAATAAATCCCAGCATACGGTCTGCTAATTTTCCCCAATCTTGTCGCTGCATGGTTTCAGAACCACCACCATTTAAGATTCCATCTTTAATAATCTTCTGAATTTCAGTTAATGAATCAAATACAAGAGTATCGTATTCTTTGAAGTCACCATTTTTAGCCATGGTTATAAATTCATAAAGTTGTTTTGGTTCTTGAATAATGATTACATCTGCTTTTGAATTTGAATTAGCTATTGAAACCATTCCATTTGGTTCAGTAAGAACAATGAGCGGTTTTGGACTCCCAGCTACAAGCCAAGATTTACCTCTTCCAGAGTTGCCCCAAATAAGAATCTTTGCATGACCCCATCCTGTTGTTAAAGCGGTGGAAGCTTTTCTGATTTTCAAAGCCATTTTTTCTCCATTTTGTTGTAAGTGATGTTATTCGTATTCTATCCAAGACAATTTTTGTTGTCTCTTCAAAAATATATCATTAGATTTTGAATTAGCAAAGCAATTTGTTGAGAATTTACAAGAAGCATAATTTGTACAAACACTAAACCTTGGTGACTTTAAGTCCCAATCTCCCTTCGTTTCCAAATCTATATTTTCAATGCTTTTTCTTGTTTTAGATATACGAATAGCAGTTGCATAATCTTCTACTCCTATACGATCCATTTCACTTTCAGATATAAAAACTTCTTTAATTATAAAGAATCTTTCGTCTTTGCTTTTGCATAATTCATAAAAATCCTGGTAATCTTCTAAAGGTGTTCCGTGTTGTTCTAGTTCTCTTTTTAACAACCATGATGGAGGACAGCGAGAAGCTGATTTGGAAAACTTTCCAGATTTAAGGGGCTTTGGTACTTTAGATTGATTTATATCGCTACTACATATGTCCCAAATTACTCCACCAACAAATAATGGTCCTTTACCTTTAATGTGATCAAAGTCTCCATTTTTTAAATGGTAACGCAACAGATTACAGTATCCAGAAAGCTGAAGATCAAATTGAGTCTTCTTTTCATACTGTTGTGGGCTTTTTGTGGTTTTGTGATCTAAAACCCATAAAGAATTGTATTCCCTATGAAGCAGCACAACATCTATCTTACCAACTTTATAATAAGGCATTTCTATTTCGTATAATTCTGAGGTTATACAGTCAGGCGACATATCTTGTGTATATAAACTTTCAGCCGTTCTAAGTAATCTAGAGATATATTTATATCGAAAAGGCTCAATATCACTTTGATATTTTTCTCTTATTATGCCAACTTTGTCTTTAAATCCAGTTTTATTAAACATAACAGGAGCAAAGACAACTTTTTCTACGTCAATAACTTGGTAATGAGGATGAATGTATTTGAGCCAATTAGTAGCCCACCCCTCTATTGTTAAGTCTACACGTTCTCTAATTGAATCTTTAAGTTTTTGAATATCTAGAGCCGAAATCATATCGGTTTTATATTCTTCAAATACTTTGTTGACTACTTGCTCGTCAAAATTTTGACGTATCCATTCTCTAATCTCAGTTATGTCTGGAAAACTATCAGTTTCTTTAACTTTATTTAGTAAATTTTCCAATAATAGATGCCAACATGAGCCATAAGCAAAGTTTTCATTGATTCTATCTGTTGCAAAGTTTTCTACATAATCAAACGTGTAATTTCTAGTACACGGCAATGCTAGTTTTTCACTATTAGTAAAAGGTCTAACAAACCCAAGATTTTTAATCTCATCATTTAAATATCTTGCCATTATCAGTTTCGGGCTTTTTATTTCTTTATCCATGTTCTGGTTCCCTTTTGTTGATTTTTCAATTTGATGTATCCATATCATAAGCTTTATCTATATATAATCCAATTTATTTCTCATAAACGGACAAGATTTGTACAAAATATAAACTGTAGATGATTATTAATCATAATAAACAATTATTAATTATTGTAATGTAATTATATATATTATATATATTATATATATTAATTATAATTAATTAATAATCTAAAATCTTGTGGTTTCTGAAAACAATATTGATATAAGATCAATTATATGTTATATCTGTAATACAGTGTAGTGTAATTTATACAGTAACAGCAAAACCGGGAATGTAGAATGAATCAAAGTCCAGACTTTGTGGTAAGAATAGTCCGATCAGAAGATCAAAATATTGCAAACATAAAAATACTTGAAAAGATAACAGAATTCATCACGAAAAATCCGTCCTTGGCTATTTCTGGTGGATTTACAATTTCCCCAAAAGTAGGGGATTGTTCAATTTTTTTGAGTTGCATCGATTTCTTATCCCTCTTTGAAGATCTTCCATGCTCAATTAAAATAGAAAACACTTATACAAAAATCTCAGTAGAACAAAATGGAATAAAGTTTTGGACTAAGATTAGAAAAGATTTAAAACAATCAATAGTAACTAAAGAATTGTTTCAACAACACAATCAAAACAGAGGTTGATATGACTAAACAAAGGTTACCAAATAATGAAATAATCAGAAATCTGCGCGATATTTGGTTCTCAAAAGAAGGTAAAAAAAGAAATTCTGAATTAGCTGAATTAATTGATATAAATGCGAGTGCTTTATCCGCTTACTGTTCATCTAAAGAAATGAGTCCACCACGGAGATGCCCTGATTGGGTTATTTTAAAAATGTTAGAATTATTGAATATGAAGATGACTATCTCTGGAAATGAAGTGTTATTACACAACCAAGATGAAGAAGTAGCATAAGAATTATATTTCAAGTCAGAAACAATAATAGAGGTCATTATGAAAGAAGGGCTTATTTCAAAAACACCACTGCAATCCAAAAAATTCATTGCAGCTATGTCATGGAATTTTATCTGGCTAGTGTTAATTGCATATGGGATTAGAACAGGTATTGAAGTAAGCTCTTTAAACGCTATGATCTACGTTACAGGTGCATCTCAGCTTGGTTATGTTGGTGGGCAAAGTGCAGTTGATGCTTGGGTTAAAGGAGCAATAGCCAAGCACTCTTCATCAACTACAGAGGAATGATTCTATGTCTTTAGAAATGCGACCTTCTCAGATGCGTGAAGACACTCTGGAAGATGCAGACAAAAATACCAAAGTAATGACAGAGAAAAATCCTAACGAAAATAAGATTAGGTTTGATACGAATAGTTCTGAAAGAATGATTATTGATGAGACAGGAAATGTCGGTATTGGAACCGATAATCCGACCGAGAAGCTAGATGTTAATGGAATCATAAAATCTTCTGAACTAAAGACAGCCCAAATTAGCGATACAAATAGTAACAATGCAATAACCGTAGAAGACGGTGGCTACTTAAAATTCAATAAGGGAGTGAAGTCTTCAAGAGGGGTTCATATCTCTGCGACCTCTACAGGAGGTTTCTACAACAAATGGATAAAGATTGCTGAAACAACGGATGTTGGTGATCATATGGATACTGCGACTTCTGTTTTCTTGATCACGATGGTTGGTGAGTCTATCTCTAACGTTAAGTCAATGGATGGTACTTTTATTGTTCAGGTCAAGTACACAGCCAAGTCAACCACCCCGTATTATTATGCGATTGCGACGACGATTTCTGTAACTCCGCTTGGTAGTAGGAATGAATATGGGTATGCAGCAAGAGGAACACCGACCACATGGAACCCGACGAATAGTATTTTTATAACTTCAAGCGATAGTAGCTTGACTGGTGTTGTCGAGTTGTGGCTTCGTGTTCCGTTGAGGATGCAACATGTATTTGTGAGTCAAATAGCAGGTACAACATTAGCAGACACTTCGGAAACAGACCCCGCTTTTGTTATCCTGTCTGGTCAGTCCTACACATTAGGGCAATGGGCTTCTGGTACTCCGACATATGTACCAGGAGATAGTGCATATGAGCCAGCAGGATTAGGTTGGAAAGTGTTTGGAACTTGGGTTAGTACAAGGCTAAATGATCTACAGGTGACGGGCACTGTAACAATTGAAAACAGCTTTGTACCGGCTTCAGCAACGGCTGCTGGAACAAAAGGAACTATCACATGGGGTGACAGCTATGTATATGTTTGTACTGATACTGATGAATGGAAGAGGGCGGCCTTAGTTACTTGGTAGATATATATTTATGGTAGGAGGTCTTCTT